CTTCGGTTACTCAGTTACCTCATTTTTTCGACTCTCTCTATATATATTTATTTATTTATTTTTTATTTAAATTTATATAAAAGTAGTAACTGAGTAACCAAAAACCTTATTTATCAAATTTATCAAAGGGTTTCACGGTTACTGGTTGCAGTAACTTTAGAGTAACTAAGTAACCATAACCACTACGGTTGCTTTCTTAGCTTTGTTTTCGTCCCAATTAAAATTGAAATCATGCCAATAATCTGGCTTATCTTTAGTTGGATTGAAAAAATCAAGAGGTTTTTGTCTATCTTTTATCCAACCAACTGGTAAATTCTGTGCTAACTCTTTTTCAAAGTTAGATTTTTTAGGAATTGTGTGATTACCCTCATGACACCATGAGCGGTACACATCCCACAAGAACCTAACTGGAATTCGAGTGGAAACGACATCTGACAAGTATTCATTAAGGAATTTATAAACTGTGTTATTTTCTTCCTTGAACTCTTGCATACGTTCTTGTGTCGCTTTTGGTTCGTTGAATTTGTCAAAATCTAAATTAATTGCTTTCCAAAGAACATATTCCAAAACTTCTTTACGATTGATGTAATCATCCTTAATTGCCCAATTGTCATCATTGATGCCAAATGTTTTTTTGAATGGGATAATCACGATACGTCGATATGTCCCGTTTGACTTATTCTTAAACACTGGCATAGCATTGGTAGACTGGATAACCGTTTTCTTAAATTGCGCTAAGTAAGGATTTTCTCCTTTTTTCTCAATTGAAACTGGTTCACCAGTAACGACTGAGTTAAAATTGGAAGATTCATCTACATATATACCAGCTTGGACATCGTCACCAATGATAACTGTCTTCCCTTCGATAATGGCAAGACCGAAACGTTCAGAAAATTGATTAAGTTTTAATGGTGCTACGTTTTTTAATCCAACCAAATTGCTAATTAACTGTTGAAACGTACCCTTACCATCGTTACCGTTACCAACTAACCAAATCGATTTTCGATAAGAATGGTTACCATTAAGTGACGCTGCAATCACTTGCCATAGTAATTCTACAAGCTCACTGTCGCCACTCATGAGATCTAACAACCAACTATCGACATCCCAACCGTTTATGGTTGGTTTAGGGGCGTTCTCAACTAATTCTGTTTCAATTGTACTGAAGTTAATAAACTTATAGTCAAACGATAGCAGTTTCTTCTTTCGCTTATCATAGATGCCATTTTTAACGAGAATAAAACGCCTTACATCTCGATATTCTGGTTCAAAATCCATATACATGTTATTATATTCATATTTCCTGCTCATGTTTGATAGCAAGAATAGAACATTTCGGCATTTTGTTTCATTGAATGTAGGTTCTAAGATATAGATAAGCTGGTAGGCATATCTGTAATCTTTTTGGTAGTATCCCCGCTCTGGATCATATATAGCTACTTTCCCATTTTCGAGGGTGATAACATGAGTGTATTTATTTAAACCTTTAGCTACTGCTAATTCTGGCAATGCCTTTGGTTCATTTTTATCTGGATTTTCTTCCTTAAATTTTTCAAACCACTCGTTTCGGTAGGCTTTAAGCTTGTTCTTAATTCCCTCTTTGCTGCTCGGTTTACTTGGTGAGAGACTAGAGCTTGCAAATTGTTCTCTGTAATAATCGAAATCAATCGTTGTCAAATCCAATCCTCCTTATTTCTTTGTCTAACATGCTCTTAAATGTCCTTTCAAATTCCTTATCATCCAACGGCTCGGATGTGTTACTGTTTGCCATCTTTGCAAGATGATAAGTGATTTCTGGGTCAACGCCTCTAAGAAGTAGCCCACCGACAAACTCGGCAAGTGCATTGTTTCGTCCGCCTTTGTCTCCAAAACCTAGTAAGATGCTCTCGAATAACTTTGTGGTTTTTGTACTTCTAACACGGTCACTAGCAAACGATGAGACTTCATATCTTGGTTCTGGTTTCATTTTCTGCAATACTTTTATCAACGCAAGAGGTGCTTCTGTTATGCTTCCATCTTTTGGCGAATGCACTGTATCCCATTCATAGTATCCTTTGGAATTATTGGACGGTGGCACTAATATATAGTTATTAACGTGTGCCTTGATATCTACTCCCTCAATCATCCCAATATTTTGCGATATAGGATGGTTGGGGTCTTTTTTTAAGTAGATATGTCTCCCACCGCTGGGGGTTATAGCTTGCAAGGTTTTGGGTATGAGTCTTGCATGTTCCCAATTTCTTAAATTAGTTAAACCGTCAACATCGCCATGCATGTCCACGTCAATGACAAAGAATGTATCGGTTCTAAGTGCAATGTTAGCATCTGGATTATCTCGCCACACCCTCCGAATGTCGTTTTCAGTCATTGGTGGTTTGTCGGCAAAAGAAATAAGAGGGGTTTTGCCATTCTTTGAGATAGGGATAACAGAATAGCCCATGCGTTGATAGTTGATTGCGTAATCAACCATCTCCATAATTAGAATGGAAGGTCAATTTCTGAAATATCAGTATTAACTTCTGGAAGTGGGATATCGGTAACTTCCAAACGTTTAACGTTTAGATTTTCGTAGGTTTTACCTTGCCACTCAGATTTTTCGTTTTTAACGGTAACTTTAAGAGCTTTTCCTTCCAACTGTTTGAGATAATCTTCCAAGCTACTAAATTTAGTACCATCAGGAATTCCTGCAGCTTTAGCAAGATTCATGATAGAAGCTACTGGATATTTTCCGTCTTCTTTTTTAGCAAAGATACGATAGAAAATAATGTTATTTTGGAATTCTTGTTGGAAGTCCTTGCGAATACGGAAACGGATGTCAAGGTAGTCAGCTCCTCCTTGAGTAGCATCTTGTTTTGCTAAATCAATAGTAACTTCGTAAGTACCGTCTTTGATAGATCCGAATTCTTTTGCTTGTGAGTAATCAATTGTAAACATAGTTTTTTATCTCCATATATTATTTTTTTTCTGTTGGTAATAAACCCAACCGGGTTTATATCCGTGTTGTTTAGCGAACTCTTTGAGTTCTTCTACTGTTTGGCATTGGTCACTAGTAACGAATGTTTCAACTTTACTAGCAACCTCTTGCCGTCTTTCTTCGAGTTCTATTTCTCGAATTATTTCAACTTCTTCTTTTGTCGGTTTGTTTTCGTGACCACACATCGGACAGATACGTTCAGCACTCCAAAAAGTTGCGTAACATTCATCACAAGTCCGAGTTGTTGGTTCACCGAGTTTAAGTTTTTTCTTGGTTTTATTAACACCTTTTAGTGACCATTCACGGTCGGCGTTTGGGAGTCCATGCCTATCTACATTTCCAACGTGGTCGATGATAATAGCTGTTTTGCCCTCTCTTGGGTTTAAAGCCCTCATGGCAAACTGTAAATAGAGTGATAACGATTGAGTAGGTCTTAACATGATGCAAACATCAACGTTTGGAAGGTCAATTCCTTCAGTGAATAACTCACAATTAACCATAATTGTAAGTTCTCCGTCTCTAAAGGCTTGCATTGCCCTCTCTCGAGCCTCTGGTGGCGTTTTACCACTGATTGCGATAGAAGTATAGCCTTGCTCGTTAAACGTGTTAGAAACGCTCTCAGAAGCTTCTACGCTATGTGTGTATACTATGGCTTGTTTGCCTTTGGCTAACTTCTCATAATGTCTTATAACATCACCGTAAATCACACGTTTCATTGTGTCGTCTACGGATTTCTTAGTAAACTCTCCACCACGCTTTTTTAGGTTTGTAGTGTCGATTAAAGAAGGGGCATAATATTTAAATGGTGCGATGTTCCCGTTCTCCTGTAGCCATTTAACCGACTTTCCGAGAACAATGTCGTCTGCGATATCATCAAACCCACTGCCATCTAGTCTGGCGGGTGTCCCTGTAAACATGAGAACAATGCTGTTACTGTAATATTCGATAATTTTGAGATAGGTTTTAGCTTTAACGTGGTGAGCTTCGTCAATTAATATAATCGAAGGCTCTTGTATCCTATCTAGGTTTCGTGCTATCTTAGTAACACTATCAATGGTTACTAAGTTCATGTCAACGCCGTTACGCTTAAAGGTATTAACTACTTGTTCATTGATTTCTTTTCGATGACTAAAGAACAGAATAGTGTTACCTTTATCTGTCGCACCTTTGGCAATGTGAGCCATCACCACGGTTTTACCGCTTCTAGGTGGTGACTGCACCATGATACGCTTATTACCTCTTAAGATTGATTGCTTGATATCATTAACAAGGTCACTCTGGTAATTCCTTAGTTCCATCTAAATCACCAAATTTAAAGAGGTCTTCAATCTTGCAAGCTGTTCGATTATCGAGGCGATTCTTAGCGTAGGTACCTTCGCTACCTTCTAGAATGCACCCACGGTTGCCTGTCTTTTCGTTGACAACAACTCTTCCGACCACATCTGTGAGGCCTAACAACTGGCTTAGAACACTTGTTCTGATTTGTGGAATGTATTGGGAAATTATTTGGCCTGTTTCAAGGTTCAGGTCTCGTACATCTTCCCACGCAGTCACGTAAATATTAATTGGTTTGCTGTAAATTGCCGTTAGCACGCGCAGGAAGAAGTTCGTCCAGCGGCTAAAATGTTGAAGTTCATTTTGAAGCCCGCTGGCGCTTTCTCTTGCCATTTGCACGAACCAGTCGCTTTGTAGGCTCGAGACATTGTCAATTACTAAATTATCGTAGTCGCCCAAGACATCATCAACGTCATTCAAGAAGTCGGTAATCGCTTCAGTAGGGTGCTCGCGGTCAAATTCGATCACATCTATATTTTCGCTGTGCGACAACACGCGATAGCTATTATCAAGCGACAACACCAACACCCGCCCTTTTAATTGCTTAATGACACTTGTTTTACCAATCCCAGGCTTTCCGTATAACAGTACGCGCCAATTCTCTGTTCGTTCAATATTCGACCCATTTATAATTTTCATCCGTTATTTCTTCCTTTCTTTAGACATATTTCCAAATGAAACCGATGGCTTTGTTACGCTCGCCCCGAGCTACTGCACTAATATTACCTTGGTTGATTCCTAACTGTCTGTGGACTTCCGTAGGCGATGGCCAAACTTTAACGAGCTTACCATCAAGGGTGTATTGGGCAATCGGTTTACTTTTAATCTCGGCGATCTTTTTCGCCATTCTTACGTTCCTTGTCCCGTGGTTACAGTTTTCTTTTCGTGTACACCACTCAAGATTGCAAGATCGATTGTCTGATTTATCTTCGTTTATATGGTTAACTTCTGACTTGTTCCATGGATTCTCATGAAACGCCTGACAAACGATGCGATGGACGAGAAAGCTTTTTTGTTTACTATTTGCATCTGTTAAACAAATTTTCTTATAACCACAGTGGTCGCGTGACGGTTTTAAAAAACGCCCTTTTTGAAGTCGTCTGCGACCATCCTTTCGTTTAACAACTCTCTCTAAACTCTTAACGCGTCCCTCGCTGCTCACTTGGTACAATCCTTCATATCCGACAACGTCACGCCATTCTTCACTCATCGCTGCTAAACTCCTTTTCAACTAAATCAGTTAGTACTGTTTCAAAATCAATAAAGTTTTTAACTTGCCTTTGTCTTTCAGCAAACAGTGCTTCCGTTGGAATGTTATCGAAAATTGGTTGCCAGCGATCAATAATCTCTTGCATAGCTTCGTTGACTTCTTTTTCAATTTCCTTTGAAAATTCACCGTTTTTAATTTGAATCGTTTCGTTACTGACACCACCATATTTTTCAAAAACTTCTGGTGCTAAAATCAATTTTTTGCGTTTATTAACATAAATTCTCAATCGTAAGCCCTCGCTTTCCATAGTTGATACTTTCGCATTAAGATACCTGTGCTTTTTTAGTGCTTCAATCCGCACCCAGCCCCCGATGTGCTTCAATTTCATAAGAAGGTAGTTTTGGTATTTTTGGGGTAATAAGTTGCACTCCGCACATCGAGGTGTGGCTACGGATTGAAACGAATTTAGTTAGTTTAAATTAACGTCTTTCCTAATCCGTGTGCCTTGTTGTATCGGTCACGGCTAGACTCTGATCCATTTTTTTCAAAAGTCCATTTTGGCACTTCTGTTTCTGTTTGCTTGCTTGACCAAATCCAGTTAATTATTTTTTTCATTTTTGGTTCCTCTCTATATCATTCAAGTTAGTATTAGTAGTTGAAAAAATACTCAACAATATCATCTTTTGAAAGATCTAATAACTCAATAGCCTTAATGATTTCATCTTGATTCCACAATCTTTTTCCATTGATTTTAAAAGATGTTGTGGTTTGAGTTTTTCCGATAGCTTTCGCAAAATTCTCTTGAGTTCCGTATTTTTCTTTAATACGTCCTTTTAATTTATCGTATTTAAACTCCATTCGTTTCTCCTTTTCTTAACTTTATGGTTTTATTTTAAACCATATTTTTTATTTTGTCAACAATTTTATTCTATTTTTTTAAAATTTTTTATTTTTTATTGAAACTCAAACGTTATAATGCTTTCAGTCACTCAATATTCTTTGTGAGTTTTGATATCTCCGTTGAATACTGCTTGATTAACCTTTGGATTGGCAGATGGTTTAGATACTTGAGCTTGTAACGTTTTAGGCAAACTTTCAAAAAAATTTATTTTTGTTTCTTCGTTTTGCGAAGAAACGAATTTGAAGTGATTGATATATTCGTATGCTTTTGTTGTTTTAAATCCCAAACTCCTATACCACTCTTCGAAACATCCGTACCCTCTAGTCGAAAGCTCTTTTTGAGCTTTGGCAAGTTGTTTCCCTATTTCATAAGCACTCTTGCTTTGAATACCATAAATGATGTTGGCACGTTCTTCTAAGAATTCTTTTGTCTTTGCATCGAGCAAAGAGTAGTCGAAATCATTTGTTGCTATTTCGTCCATCTCATTCCTTTCTAACTTATATGAAATTTCGTATATCTAGGTTAAAAAAATTAGGCTTCGACACGTTCTCTGAATAGGTATTCTAATTCATATTCTGGAAAGAACGCCTTCTTGATAGCCGCCGCTTCACCAAAACTGAAATCTGTTACACCGTTGATTTTACTACGAACCGTGCGGTAATCAACTCCGAGCAAGTCTGCGATATCTACTAATGTTACGCCTTTACTCTTACGAATTTCTTCAATGTTTTTCATTTGCTTCCTCCTTCCTTAAGCTTGATTTAAGTATATACTATTTTTCGTACACTGTCAACAGAAAAATACATTTTTTTTTACTTTTTTTATTCACCTATACGTTTTTCTGTACTAATATATAGGTAGAAATAAAAATGAGGGTTATAAAAAATGCAGAAAGAGCTTATTATAGCTAAATATGGAAATGTATCTTATCTAGCCAGTGGCCACGAGATGGGTTTCTAGACCCTAAGTACATTAACTGCTGTCTTATCTAGAGGGTATTCTCTTAAAACGTTAAAAGCGTATTCTTGTAATTATTGAAATTGTTCTTTGTATGTATCCATTGTTTTTACCTCGTTTTTTTTATTTTTTATCGAACATTCTCCAGATTATTCTCAATCCACTCTAGTCTATTTTGACGACCAGACGGGATAGGCTCTTGACCTTTTGAATAATCTTTAAAACGCATTTGAAGCATATAAGAGCCACTACCAAGCGAGCTCGATTCTAAGCTAGGCTCATTACTTGTGATTTCATTTTGTTTACCTCTCTCTTTATCTTATGATAGTTTGTCAACACTTTTGATAAAGAAATTTAGTTTTTTGCAAAATAAAAAAAGAGGGCGATTGCCCTCTTCTTCCTAAAATATAAGCGCTCCAATCAATATCAACAATAATATAGATAAAATCCAAATAACAAATCCAATCATTTCTCTAATCCTCAATTTTCTATTTTGAAATAATCCAAAGAAACATAAATGCTAATGAGCCTACAATTGAAAAGAAAACCCTGACTAATTCAAGTCAGGGCAAGAGAGAGTTTATCGAATACTATAACATTTAACTGTATCCACTAATATAGTAGCATTTTTATCAAAATAAAGCAAACAAAAAAAGCCCTCAGCAAAAGCTGAGAGCGTGTTAAAGTGTTTGCTATTTAATTTTAAGCATTTGTCCTGCATAAATCAAGTTTGGATTAGCAAGACCATTGAGGCTTGCAATTGATTGGTAGCTTGTGCCATAGCGGCTTGCAATTGCTGACAAGTTATCGTCTGCTCTAACTGTGTAGTAGACAGAGCCAGCGTTTGCTGAACCAGTCACTTTCAAGACCTGCCCAACATAAATCCAGTTAGGATTTGAAATACCGTTAAGGCTTGCTAGTGTTTGGTAACTTGTTCCAAATTTTGAAGCGATTCCAGATAATGTATCGTCAGGTTGGACTGTATAAGTGCTAGTTGCAGTCACTTGCGTTGCTTGTGTATTAGCTACTGAAATAATTTCAACATCTGATTTGTTAATCCATGAGTTAATACCAGACAATAGTACACGCTTGCCAGAAACTTTAGCTACGCTGTATGTGCGACCCTTAACCCAACTTGGAATAGCTTCACCAGTCGCCCAGCTTACAGCACCAAATTTGACTTTAACTTGATTTCCTACAGCAATGTCAGATTTTGGCGTGTTGTCCGCTTGTTTACCTTCAACAATAGCTGGAGTTTCGGTTTTTGGATTATTGTTCTTGGTATAGCCATTGTCCGTAATACCAGTTAAATCAATATTACCGTCAAGACCGCCAGCGATATATGTTGATGTGAATTGGTATATTGCCACGCCATCCATTGACGGGAAGACATTGTAGTTTGGTTTTGGTGTCACGTTGTAATCTGGGTAAGCAGCCATCCAAAGCGAGTTCGGGAACTCGCGAATGATTTGGTCAACATACACGTTAGCGACTGTATAAGGCTTGTAACTATAGTACATAGGTGTATAACCTGCAGCTTTAATCATACGCATACCATGCAAGATTGCGTTAGTATTTGCTTGCTTGTCAGCGCTAGCACCACTTTCGTAGTCCAAGGCTACGATTGAGCCTTTTGGCGTTTGAACCTGTGGCAAGAATGTATTTAAGACTTGCTCACCAAGGCTAGCATTTCCGCCGACCTGATACCAAATATAAGTATGTGCACGCTTGCCTTGAGCGATTGCCGAAGCTACTTGTGTTTCATATGTTGTTTGTCCGTAAATACCGCCACCGTTAACCCCGCCAATTTGCGCGATGGCAAACTTATCATGAGGATAACCGAAGATACCATTAGCACCTTGATAACGTGACCAGTCAACTACATGGTCGCCTGCTGCCGCATAAGCAGTGGAGTGTAGCAAT